TCTCGCCAACGCTTCCTCTACCACTTGGAACCCAGTATCGGCTTCCGTTGGTATCACGACTTCCAATGTCATCAGCATCTTTGACAAGGTGTACAATGACATCCCACAGGCTATCTTGACCCGCAACGACCTCGTAATCTTCTGCGGATGGAATAACTTCCGTACCTTGATTGGAGCCATGAAGTCGCAGACGGGTGTCATGTACAACCAAGTTGACTTGCAAGGTTTGGCCGATGGTGATATCATCTACCCTGGCACGAATGTTCGCATCGTTGCAGTCCCAGGTTTGACCTCTACCAACCGCATTGTTGCAACCTACCTCGGCAACCTGTTCTACGGAACTGACTTGTTGAGCGACGAGGAGAACTTTGAATTGTGGTACTCCAAGGACAACGATGAGGTTCGCTTCCAGGCAGCCTTCAAAGCAGGCGTGCAGTTCGCCTATCCCGACTTGATGGTTGACTTCAAATTGGCCTAAGTGTAAGGGGGGAGGGAAACTTCCCCCCGCTTTTTTATTCTTGCAACTCCTAAAATAAAAATACACTATGTCCTGTTCACTCACCACGGGCTACGCCCTCGGATGCCGAGATTCAGTCGGCGGCATCAAAACGATTTATGTACAAGCCTTTAACCCAACGGGTTCCGTGAACACTAACGGAAGCGGAACGGTCACAGGCTTCACGGGTTTCTCATCGGGATTCTACGAGTACGACTTGACCAAGGCTACCTCTTCCATGACAGAAACCTTGAACGCATCGGTTGAGAACGGCACCTTATTCTACACTCCCGAAGTCACCTTCACCATCAACAAGTTGCAGGTTGCAGTCCGCAATGAACTGCGCCTCTTGGCTCGGAATCGCTTGCTGGTCATCGTCCAAGACAACAACAACCGCTACTGGGTGTTGGGTGCTGCGAATGGCTTGGAGGCCTCTGCTGGAACTGCTGGAACGGGTACTGCATTCGGTGACCGTTCAGGCTACGAGATGACGCTGACGGGAATGGAACCCGACCCGATGCTGAACATCGCCGCTGGAACATTCTCTGCGCTGACCGCACAAATCAGCGGTTCGTAAACTATCTTTGACCTGCGGTTCTCATACGCCGCATGGTTTAGTGGTCAGGGGCCATCTCGCAAGGGGTGGCCCTTTTTTTTGTACCTTTGGGCATGAGAATTTGCATCGTTTACAACGCCCACCCGACGGGCTGCTCGTTCTACCGTTTGGAGATGCCGAACGCCTACCTCGGCGACAACTACACCGAGTTTGACTATGTCTGCGTGGACAACATCGCCAATGTCAAGGATGAGGACCTTAAGACCGTCGATATATGGCTATTTAATCGCTTGTGGTGTCAAGGTACCTTGGACCAAATTCGTAATGTTTACAAGGCTCTCACGGCCTTTGGAGCGAAGGTTATTTTGGACCTGGACGATTATTGGGTGCTGGAATCAGGACACATCATGTATCGGCACTATTTGTCCACCAAGTTGGATGAGCAGATACGGGAGCATATCCGTCTTGCTGACCATGTGACCACCACGACCGAACACCTGGCGCAGAAGATTCGCTTGCTGAACAGGAATGTAACCATCCTGCCGAATGAACCGTACGAAGCATATCAGCAGTACCTGCCCGACACGAATGCCGAACCCGAACCGCACCTGTTTAAGATTGGATGGTTTGGTGGGGCGCAACATCAAGAGGACATCGCACTCGTTGAGCATTCCTTCGGCTTGCTTGCCCACGACAAGTCGCTGGATGGCCGATACAAAATCTACCTTGGCGGTTGGAACGACAACAACCCCGTGTACGAGGATTACGAGCGGATGCTATCGTGCAGGGGACTGAACAAGAACTACGGGCGCATCCAAGCGGCAGACATTTACTCCTATGTTGGCGGGTACAACTTCATCAACGCCACCATTGCACCGCTCCGGGACACGAAGTTTAACCGGCTCAAATCGGAGTTGAAAGTGGTTGAAGCAGGATGGATGGGCAAGGCTATCATCGCATCCGAAACCATTCCGTACACGGACATATTGATCCACGGCCACAACGGTCTGCTGATACCGTACGGGAAGAAAGACGCTTGGTATAAAGCCGTCCGCAAGTTTGTGAACGAACCCGACTACGCTCGTTCCTTGGCCCTGCAGTTGAGCAAGGATGTGCGAGAACGATTTGATATCAGCAAGACCGCCGAGCGGAGGGCCGAACTCTACCGAGCCATCGGGCGCAAATTGTGAAATTCGGGCGCAAAGTACATTTGGGAATAGGATGATATACCTATCCCCCAACACCACCAACACAATCGTCGTCACTTGGACGCAGCGGGCCTCATCGGGCGACCGCTACATCTTGCGGCTCACCAACATCGCCAAGAACGTGACCACCGACTTCACGCTGCTGAAATCGGCCAACCTTTCCAACTACACCGAACGCTATGACAAATTTTCGCTTGCCGTGGGGTCGCTTGAAACAGGCTCGTATCGTTATGAAGTTTACGATACCTCTTCCACGGTTAGCGCAGCGACTGCGGTGGTTGAAACGGGCTTGGCGTATGTACAGGTAGTCAGCCTCACATTTAACACCTTCGCAAATTCCATCCAGTACACCGTCTTCGGTTCGTCCGACGAGGGTGTCTTTGACCAAACCTTTGACCAATCTTTCGCATGAGCGTACAAACGAGAACCCAGTTGCAGACGAGTGCCGCAACCATCACCAACGAAACCGCCGCAGGAGCGAACACCGCCGCCCGTGTGGGTGGTTTGTTCGACGACCTTGCAGACACCGCCACTCTCGACCGAGAGCGGGGCGTGGCGAACCTTTACCTTGATGAGGTCAAAGCGTTTACCCCGACCCAAGGGCAGGCCGTCAAGTTGACAGCCCCGCTCAAATCGGGACTGCTTTCAACCTACAACTTTTCACGGACAACCACATCGCTGACCTACACGGGGACCACAAGTGCGGCCTTGCGGGTGTCGTTAAATTTGGTGATTTCGCAGGTCAATAGTGCGCAAATAAAAATCTACATCGCCAAGAATAGCACAATAATTGCACAATCGATGGCTGACCTCCACGCCCCACACCAACGGCCATGCGGTGTTCACCGAAACGGTCCTCCAAGGTGCGACGAACGACGAGTTCACCATCTACATCAACGCCGTTGACCATGCGGACACTATTACGATTTCGGCCCTTTCATTTACCGTCCACACGCTATGAGTATAAAGCAATCGTTCACCCAATGGCTTGGGATTGAGCACAAGGTCCCCGTGATGCTCGAAAACAAAGCGGGCAAATACATCACCTACGGGGCGTTCAACGAATACCCCTACTACCTGCTGGACAACTACCGCCGAAGCAGCAAGCACAACGCCATCGTCAACGGCAAGGTGAACTACATCGTGGGCGGTGGATGGCAACCTGGGGAGAAGATGACCGTTGAGCAGCAGGCCCGCTACGCCAAGTTTTTTGACGGGTTGAGTGAGCATGACGACTTGAACGACATCACTGAAAAACTCGTCCTTGACTTGGAAATCTTCAACGGCTTTGCGGTTGCAGTCACTTGGAACAAAATGGGAACCATTGCGAAGATGGAACACATCCCCTTCGAGAAAATCCGAGTGGACAAAGAGGAGCGGATGTTCCAAGTGGCTGAATGGTACAACGACGACATGGTGCAACTCTACCCAAAAATCGGCGATGTAGAGAAAATCCCCGCCTTTGATGCAGACAACCGAATCGGCAAGCAACTGTTCTACTATCGTGTGTACGCAGCAGGCGTGAAGTCCTATCCCCTGCCCGAATACATGGGAGGGTTGGCTTGGATTGAAGCGGATGTGCAAGTAGCCAACTTCCACAACAACAACCTGCGCAACAACTTTTGGGGCGGGTACTTGATAAACTTCAACAACGGCATTCCTACACCCGAAGAACAGGGCGACATTGAGCGGCAAATCAAGCGCAAGTTCAGCGGGACCGACAACGCTGGCCGCTTTGTTGTGACCTTCAACGACGATGTGTCCAAGGCCCCGACGCTGGAACCGCTCACACCGAGCGACATGGACAAACAGTTCGAAATCTTGAACAAGGCCATCCAGCAAGAAATCTTTATTTCGCATCGTGTCGTAAACCCGATGCTATTTGGTGTCAAGACCGAAGGGCAACTTGGCGGCAGGCAGGAACTGGTGGAGGCTTACGAGTTATTTAAGGCGACCTATGTCAACGACAGGGTTCGCAAGGTGGAGCGGATGATTAACTATTTGGGTTCGTTCAACGGCGTGGAGGGGATGGAATTGATTCCTGTGGAACCTATCACCGAGCGACTATCCGAAGCCGCCCTGCTGCAAATAATGACCCCCGAAGAACTACGGGAAAAAGCGGGCCTCCCTGCGTTGGAAAAGCAACCCGCCGATGTGGTTGGACCCAATCCCCAGCCCGACGAGCAACCGCAAGCACCTGCGCAGTTGAGCAACGACAACATCAAGAAACTATCGGGCCGTGAGTACCAAAACCTTATGCGTATCGTTCGGCACTATGCCCAAGAGAAAATCACGCTGGAGATGGCCCGCACCATGTTGTCCGCTGGTTTCGGGTTGACCCCCGAAGAAGTGAACACCCTGCTCGGGGTGCAAGAGCAGGCGTTCAGCGAACCCCAATGGGGCGAAGAAGATACCGAGGACTACGGATGGGGGGACGAGGAATTCAAGGTCTTGGAGGTGGTCGCAAGCAAGTTTGGGAGCAATGCGGACGACTATGTTGTCATGCACTCCAAGCCAATGCGGTTTGATGCCGATTTAGATGACCAAGTGCGACAAGCCTTTGCTGAACTGGGCGAGGAAGAGAAAGAGTTGGACAAAAAAATTGAGGCGTACCGCAAGAAAAACCGAGATGCCTCCGTGGAAGAAATGGCCAAGGAGTTTGGGGTCAGCAAGGCCAAGGTCGCCAAGCGGGTGGCTTACCTAATCAACAAGGACCGCTACCCTATCGCCCGTGCCGTGGACCAAATCGCCAAGGAAGGTGCAAAGCCAACGGATGAACCCGTGCTGGAAGTCCGCTACAAGTACGCATGGGCGGCAGGGTTCAGCAACAAGGACAAGAGAACCAGCCGTGAGTTCTGCAAGGTGATGTTGGACTTGGCTGACCAGGGCAAGGTTTACACCCGTGACGACATCAACGGTATTTCCAACATCATGGGCTACTCCGTATGGAATCGCCGTGGTGGTTGGTATCACACGGCCAGCGGAGTGAATCGTCCCCAATGCCGCCATGTATGGGAGCAGCAAATCGTAATCCGCAAGGGCAATAAAATCACAAAAGCATGAAGGCACTTTTCATATCCGAACAAACCTTGCTGGACAATTCCGTAATCAACGAGAATGTGTCGTTTACGCAGATACGGCCTACGATCGTCAAGGTGCAGGAGATGAGGATCCAACCAATAGTCGGATCGGCCCTGTACTCGGAGATGGTGACGCAGGTGGTGAGCGGCACGACCACGGCCTTGAACACCACGCTCTTGGAGGACTACATCCAACCCGCCATGGTGCAATGGCTCTACTACGAATTGCCGATGGTGCTTGCCTTCAAGTACATGAACAAGGGCATGGTTCGCAGAACCAGCGAGGAATCTTCGCAGATGAGCATGGACGAGATTACCCGCTTGACCGACAAAGTTAAGAACGATGCCGAGTGGTACTCCGAGCGCATCACCCGCTACCTGATGGAGAACCGCACCGACTACCCGCTCTTCAACTCCCCGCCATCGGCTCTTGATACTATTTACCCCAACGGCACGAATTACAACACGGGGATGGCTTTGGATGCAAGAACCCTGCGTCGTGGTGCTGGATTGGACCGCCCTTGGCCTTACGGTTACGACCCTTACTGCTCCAACTGCTGAAATCTATGGGCGCACACGCTAAAAACATTTTGAAACTACAAGCCTATGTCTTGGATAAAAATCAAGCAAGCACTCCTTGCGCTTGCAAATGCTCATCCGCAGGTAAACTCCTTCGGGACGGGGGACCCTCTTGCAATCGGAACGGACAACACGATAAACCTGCGAACCCCAAGCCGTGAGCGCATCGTCTATCCGCTTGTATTTGCTGATGTTCAGTCAGCGACTACTGACTTGGGCACTCTCAACCTTACTGTGGGTGTCTATTTTAGCGACCGAGTTGAATCCATTGCCACGATGGGTGGCGTGGTTTCGGGCAGTCCAACGCTTGGCTGGCAGGATAATGAGGATGAGGTTTTGAGTGACCAACTGCAAATCGCTCAGGACTTCATTTCAGCCCTTACAAACGACCCGACGCAAGAGTGGACGCTAAGTACATCCGTGTCGCTTACGAGGTTTGTAGAGAGCCGTGACGACCGCACGGCGGGATGGGTGGCTACCTTGTCGTTCCAACTTCCGTACTAGCAGTTTGTGAAATTCCTTCCTAAGATACATTTACCCTAAAGCAGAAATATGCCAACTCCAATTCTTCAACAAATGCTCGGACAGGGCGGTACTTGCGAACTGATTGATTCAGGTGCAGCCGCAACGGGCAAGAACTACGACTTTCTTGTCGTCAATTCAGCCGCAACGATGACCACCCTCACGGGTACAGGCAGCGAAAACCTGCTGACCGCTTACAACTTTTCCACCAAATCCATCTCCGCAGGCATCGTGATTTGCGGGAGGAACGGCGGCAAGATTACGGCGGTAACGGTTTCGGTTGGTTCGGTCATCGGATATACATTCCTCTAACCATGCTGATAGGCTACGGATACGGCTACCCCCGCTCCATGGTGATGGGCAAGACCCCCGCAGAACTTGCGTGGGATGCCTTTAACGCCCGTGCTACGACCGACGGGGCAGCAGCGGCAGAAGCCGCCGTGAGCGGTTGCCTGCAAGCCCGATTCGCTATTCTATTTAACTTCTAAGAATGCCCACGCCTTCACTACTCATAGTCCCCGCCCGATTCAAGACGGGCAAGTTGTATTCGCAAATTCCCACAAGCGGAGCGGGGGACTTCACCGTTACCCGCAACACGGCGGCACGGCGGTTTGATTCTGCGGGCTTGGTTGCATCCGTAGCATCGGGCATCCCCCGCTTGGACTACTACACCAGCGGCGGCGTGACGGGGTGTCCTGCGTTATTGGTGGAGCCTGCGGCGACGAATGCGTTGTCATACTCCGAGGAATTTGACAACGCTGCGTGGGGCAAAAGCGCAATGACGGTTTCAACGGGAACAACGGCTCTTTTTACTGCACCCGACGGAACCACAAATGCCGACAAGATTATTGCAACAAGCGGAAATGTCGCTCATAATATTAATCGCTCAGGCATCGCAAGTGCCGCCTACACTTTTAGCGTGTTTGCAAAAGCAGGCGAAGAATCGGTCATAAGTTTGTGGTTGCGTGGGGCATCGGTTAGAGCGGAATTTAATTTAGTTAGCGGAACCGTCAGCAACATAACAACAACATCCGCAAGGATTGAGAATTACGGCAATGGATGGTATCGTTGCACGGTTTACGATTCTACCGCAGGAACTACCGCTCATGTTTACGGAAGAGGCGGTGCAGCATACGCAGGCAATGGTTCGGATGGTTTCTACCTATGGGGCGCACAACTTGAAACAGGCTCGGTGGCCACCTCCTACATCCCCACCACCACAGGAACGGGTAGCCGAAGCGCAGATGTGGTATCCGTGAGCGGAGCGGTCAGCGGTGCGATAGGGCAGACGGAGGGAACGATTTATGCGGAGGTGGATATACGCACTTTTGCTAATGTCGGATTTATTGCATCAATATCTGATGGAACGGCCAGCAACCGAGTAGATATCTATAAATTCACGGATAGCAAAATATATTTTGACAGGATTTCATCAACGCAAAGTGCGTTAACAAGTGTAGGCTCAAATGCTTTAACCGCTGGAATCTTTAAGGTTGCGGTTGCTTACAAGTCGGGCGATACAACAATGTACATTAATGGAACGCAAGTAGGAGCAACGCAAACCCAAACATTTACTTTTTCATCGCTTACAAAAATAAATATTGGGTCAAGCAGAAGTGATGGTCAAGCATTCAACGACCGCATCCGTGCCGCTGCCATCTACCCCACCCGCCTCACGAACGCAGAACTCGCAACGCTGACAACCCCCTAAGATGGCCACCTTCCGCAAGTTCGCATTTCCCGACGGGGCTACCGCTGACAAGATGTTGGCGGAATTCCTGCAACCGCTGGACTTCGCCGTGCCGCTCGGACACCTCTGCGCCGCTACGGATGAAGACGGCAACTGCATCAAGACCCGCCCCGAATTTGCGGTGGACATCCTGTTCAATGACACCTGCCCCGAACCCTTGGCCGCATTTGTGGTGTGGCCCGAACCCTGTGGCGTTCACTCGTTCAGCGGTTGGGATGAACAATACGCCAATGACCACAAAGAATTTGCAACACCGCAAAGCAAATAACATTTCCAACCATGGGACTATTTAACCGCCGTAACGCCAACCCCGAACAACCCAAATTACCACTTATGAAATCAGCCGTCATCGCTCTGCTCCGTCACTTGCTAACCTTCATCGGCGGCACGCTTGTTGCCAAAGGCATCATCGACACCGCTACCCTCACCGAAATCATTGGCTCGGTATTGACTTTGTTGTCAGTTGGTTGGATGGCCTTGGATAAATCAAAGGGCGAACCCAACAAGTAGTGAATCTAATCGAGACCACTATCATCGGCACGGTCAGCGCAATCGTTGGCGGTGCAGTTGCTTGGCTTACCAAGGGAAAGTTCACGGCCGATAGTTTGCAGGTGAAGCAAGCCCAAGCGGTGCTTGCGATGTGGCAGGCTACGGCCGAAGCACAAAACAAAGAGTTAATAGAATTACGCAATGAGTTGTTAGTTTTGCGTCAACGGATTGAGAGTTTGGAATCTACCATCCACGCCCTTGAATCCGAAAACGCATCACTAAAAGCCATGCAATGATTCTACCACTTACCAAGCACACCCGAAACATCCACGAAGTCACCTGCCAATCGGGGCAGGAGTTTCTACTTATTTCCGACCTGCATTGGGACAACCCGCATTGCGACAGGGGGCTGCTGACCAACCACCTCAAAGAGGCACAACGCAGGAACGCAGGAGTCATCGTCAACGGTGACTTTTTTTGTTTGATGCAAGGCAAGGGCGACCCACGCAGGAGCAAGGAAGACATCCGTGAAGAACACAACAACGCAAGGTACTTGGACTCCATCGTCAACACGGCGGTAGAATGGTTTGCCCCCTACGCCAAGAACCTGCTGCTGGTTGGCTACGGGAACCACGAAACATCCATCATCCACCACCAAGAAACCGACATCCTGCAACGATTCGCAAGCACCCTCAACTATGCAACAGGGTCAGCAGTTGAAGTTGGCGGCTACGGCGGCACGATAGACATCCGAGTGAACCACGACCCGAATCGGGGGATGAACTTTGTCATTCACTACTACCACGGGGCAGGCGGGGGTGGACCTGTCACCAAGGGGGTCATCCAAGACCAACGCCTCCTCGCAGCCACCGAAGGCTACGACCTGACTTGGATGGGCCATGTGCATGAACTCTACTACCACCAAAATATCATCCACAAATATGACCGCCCCAAGAAGACCCTCATTCAAAAGCCTGTTCACCAACTGCGTACTGCGACTTACAAGGAAGAGTGGGACGGCGGATACATGGGCTTTCATACTGAACGAGGAAGAG